TCAGCACTGTTAAAATATGCCAAGGATAAACAACTTGAATTAACTGTCCTAGCACAAGCTGTTTCTACCAATAATATTGTTCGTAATGGGATTTAACGCAATAGCAAATTTTGAAAGAGCATTAGGTCTGCTTACGGGCGCACCTTATGTGGTCATGACCGATTGCTGTACACATGCCTTAGAACTGTGTTTACGCTATGATCGTGTACATCATTGTCAATTAACAGCTTATACATACCTAAGTGTACCTATGACCTTACACAAGCTAGATATTAGCTATGATCTACTAGATGAAACTTGGACCGGTGAATATCAATTAAAGGGTACACGTATTTGGGATAGCGCACGTCTACTTCGAATGGGCATGTATCGCCCAGGACAGATGCAGTGTTTGAGCTTTGGTTATGATAAACCCCTAGACATAGGTCGAGGAGGCGCTATTCTATTAGATGATGCTCAAGCATACCAAAAGTTAATACGTCAACGCAGTGATGGTCGTGATTTAAGCGTAAGTCCTTGGCAAGATCAAAAGACTTTTGAAGTAGGGTATCACTATCGCCCAACTATAGAAGAAGCAGTTAGGGCACTAGAAAAATTGCCCGGTGTGGATCAAACGCCTAAATACGTTAAATATCCAGACTTACGAGAGATTATAATAGTATGATACTTCACAACATTAAATTAGATTACGACTTTGACATTTTCTTAAATGCCGATTATACCACACATGAAGGTAGTTGTATCAAGCATCAAGTACATGAATTAACTGATATACACGATCAATACGGTGGGTTTCCTGAATCCTACTGTTTTGAAAATACTATAATTCATCAACTTTGGTGGACTGCTGAGCAAGTTGATTATACCAGCATTGGAAAACAATTAGGCATAGAAATCGTAACTATCAGTAGTATCAATCAACCTCCTGGGTGCGTGATACCACTGCATCGAGATACATTTTTTCAAATCAGTAAAAACTACCCTGATCGCACCGACCCTAAAGTTAGAGCAAACATCTATCTTGAAGATTGGAAATTAGGACATTTTATTCAATACGACGATCAAGTAAGTACACATTGGCACAAAGGGGAAGGATTCCTTTGGGATAGTGAAGTATTACATCTTGGTGCTAATGCTGGTATGGAAAACAAATATACTCTTCAAATTTCTGGATTTCTTGTCAAATAGCATTGACACCGCCTAAATAATCATGTTATACTAACTTATCAATTGCCAATCCACTGGCTCAACATCGGAGATAAAATGGTAACAAAATACAGTCACATTAAACCTGTTAGCGAAATTATTCGCACTAACTTAAAGCAAGACAATAAACGTTTCTGGGCAGGTGATAACATCAGTGATTACCTTACAGATGAATCCAAAGCACTGTTAGTAGACGAACTTACAGCTAAGTTTGAAGGTGTACTAGACAGCTTACTAATTGATAGAGAAAATGATCCAAACAGTAAAGGTACAGCAAGACGTCTTGCTAAAATGTACTTTAACGAAATTATGGCAGGTAGATATGAACCAGCACCAGACGCAACAGCTTTTCCAAATGATAGCGCGGATAGATACGAAGGTATGCTTGTGGTTCGTAGCGAGTTACGTAGTATGTGCTCACACCACCATCAGCCTGTCGCAGGAGTCGCTTACATTGGAATTATTGCCGCTAACAAACTTATCGGTCTATCTAAATACACTAGAATTGCTCAATGGTGTGCTCGCCGTGGTACTTTACAAGAAGAGCTTGCAAATGATATCACGAGAGAAATTGCTAAGGCGACTGGATCAGATAACGTAGCAGTATACATACAAGCCACCCATGGTTGTTGTGAGAATCGTGGTATTATGGCACATAGCAGTTTAACGCAGACAACTGTACTTACAGGTGCGTTTAAAACTGACCCAAATACTAAAAAAGAATTCTTTGATAACATTAAACTTCAACAGGAGTTTGCTCCAAGATGAAACTAGCATTGCCACCGGCGGCGCATTATGAATATTTTTCACATTTATTTCATAGTGAAACTTTAATTCCATTTGATGAATATCGCCCGTCGGAAAATTGTTCTTATCCAGAGTTTGATCTTAAAAGATTTGAAACATTATTTTTAACTGATCCTAGTTATTATCAAGATTGTAATGTATTAGATCTAGGATGTCATACTGGGTATTTCTCATATGTGGCAAAATATCTCGGTGCTCAGTCGGTACATGGAGTAAACTCCAGAGAATACCCATTAGCAATTGCTAATTATGCGTATAAGCAACTAGAACAAGACAATTATAAATTTGATCAAGCTGATATTGAAGATCTAGAATATCTAAGATCAGTGTGCGTTGGCAAAGACACAGTGATAATGACATTAATATTAGAACACTTAAGAAATCCATATGCTATATTGGATACTATTACTAAAAGCAATGTTAATAACCTTATTATTGAATCAACAATATATTCAGATGAAGGGCCTGCTGGTCTTCAATATTATAAACAAACTACCGAAAGTGCTTTTACAGTACATGATGGTAACAGACTAGAAGCGATAGGGGCATTACCTAACGTAGCATGGTTTGACATGATTCTATACCACATGGGTTGGAAAATAGAATTTCATACTATCGAACATGCGTTTAATAAAAATTGGTTTTCTGTTTCTGGTTTGGAAAAGTTTCCACCAAGAACATATAAATCATTAACTATATTATGTAAGAAATTTGATAATAATATGCGGAAAGATAATTATGAAAAATAATGGAGTTATGTTACAATGATAGGCGCTGATGTAGTATGGTTTTGTGTGGGATTAATCCTTGGCATTTTCTTTGGACTTAACATGTATAATGATCGTAAGGCCAAGGATCGCCAAAAGGCCTACGAACAAATAGATGAACAAGTACGCAAAGATCTTATTCGCTATAAGAATCTAAGCGAAAGCCTATTAGAAGATGTTAAATTTTGGCGTCATCGCGCTAATACACTTAGAGATATCAAGGAGAAAAAATAATGTGGTCTGGTTATAAAGATAGATGTTTAGAATACTTTTTTCATTTTAGCACAAAAAACTTAGAGTTAGTTAGTGACATGTTTGCTGATACTATACACCTACATGATTGGGAAAATAACACTGGCAATAAAGCAGATACTGTAGCAGTATATAAGAAGATATTTGACAGCGTAGACACTATTGCTGTTACTCCGTTTGCTTTATATCAAGATGGCCCTACTGTGGTCGCTGAACTATGGATCACCGTTGATGGCAAAGAACAATTTTATGTCACTGATGTTATTACATTTGACGAAAAAACAGATTTAATTATTAGTGTCAGAGCATATAAAGGATAAATCATGCAGGTAAGAGTAACAGAAAGTGGTAGTTTTGGTACATGTGGTTGTGGTCGCAGTCGTAGTGGTGATTGCGATGGTAGCCACAGTTATACCCCAGAGCAGTGGGCTAAGATACAAGAAGCAATTGCTCTAGATGAATTCTTAAACGAAGACAAAAATCGCGGTAGCGATCAAGACGAGGTATAATATGAAATGGTTTGATAGTTGGATCCAACGTTGTTACAATCGTGCTCGTAGTCGTGATGAAAATCAAAGTATTATGCTAGAAGAAAGTCCAAAGCTCAGTCGTAATGGAAGAACAGGTATAGCACCAAGCAGTAAAGGTATGCGCAGAGTAGAACACAACTACGACGACAAGAGTGTTATCACATTCAAAGTGTTCGGTGCTAATGGCGGTATGATTGTTGAAACTAATCGCTACGATGATAAACGTGACACAGAAGCTATTGGTCGCTATGTAATCAGCGACAACGACGATCTAGTAGAATCGCTAGGCAAGATTGTTACTATGGAATATCTACGTTGATCAGACTGCCGCCAGGCTGTACTATTAACTATGAAATAACAGTCATAGTACACGATATGCCTGAAGATTTTCTAGCTTGGTGGCAGGAAATTGGTGGCTTGATATCGTATGGTGAATACTATGATGCTAAAGGTCGAGTTACTAAAACTCCGATACTACGCTATGGGGTTGGGCGACCAAGTCACAAGTCGGCAGGTAATCCAGAATTCCTAATTAGATTTCGGGGCGAAGATGCTGGTGTAGCACTGATGATGCTAATAAGATGGACTGACTTGGTTGTTGGTCATAATATGAAAGAAGTAGAACACATAAAGGAATTACATAATGACTGAAAAAGTATACTATAGTTATGCCCAAATACAAGAATGGGTAACTAAAATCGCACTACAGATGTACAAGGACAATTGGCGTCCAGATTACATTGTAGGCCTAACTCGCGGCGGACTAGTGCCGGCTGTGATCATGAGTAATATGTTAGACATTCCTATGCACACCTTAGAAGTTAAACTACGTGATCATGCTAATACAGAAAGCAACCTATGGATGAGTGAGGATGCGTTTGGTTATAATCCGCAACCAGATGGTGAATGGTTACCAAAAAACAAAAAAAATATATTAATCGTTGATGATATTAACGATACAGGTAGTACATTAGATTGGATTATTCAAGATTGGCAAAGTTCATGTTTACCAAACGACCCATGGTGGGAAACTGTTTGGGGTAATAGTGTACGCTTTGCTGTGTGTATCGATAATTTGAGTAGTGAGTTCAGTAGAAAGGTTAACTATTGTGGAACAGAAATTAACAAAGCAGAACGAGATGTTTGGATTGTCTACCCTTGGGAATGTTGAGATTGACAAGACTAGTAGTTCCGTGTTAAACTACATGGATAGTTATGAACGTACAGACTACTACGAAAACCCATTTAATAGAGATTACCAATGAAATTAAATGTGGTGGTTTTAAACCCTTAGCATAAATAAGTGTAAGGAGTTTAATATGTTACACCATTTAATGATTAAAAAATGTATGACTACTGGTTTAAAATATCTATGTAAGACTAGTGGAAGTAAAGACCCGTATCTATATACAGGATCTGGCGTAAGATGGTTAAATCATATCAAAAAACATAATTCTTATATTGTTACATGTATTATAGGCAGTTATCAAACTAAAGAAGAGTTAAAAGAAGCTGGGCTGTATTATTCTAATTTATATAATGTAGTTGACGATTATACTTGGGCAAACTTGACTGAAGAAAAAGGTGACGGTGGTTTAATAGGAACCGGACAATTAGGAAAAACTTGGAAAATTAAAGATACTTCTAATATGTCATCACCCAAAACTAAAACAGAAGCATGGTATAACGCCCGTAGAAAGATAGCAGGAAAACTAAATTATCAGTTTAAAGGTTTAATTAAAACACCATGGGGTGTTTTTGAAAGCGGCACAGATGCTATTAAAGAAGGTAAAGCTCAACGAGAACTTGGCAATTTTGATGTAGTTACTGACGGTAATACCTTAAGAAAGTATTTACAAAACTTAGATACTATGTTAAACTTAGAAGGTAGACGTACACCCAAAGAGTGGCGTGGAAAAACCCCTAGAGAATTAGGATTTGATATTTTAAAGGACTCAAATGAAACTAAAAGTAAGTGAAATATTTTATAGTGCCCAAGGTGAGGGTAGATTTGTTGGTGTACCCAGCGTATTTCTAAGAACTTTTGGATGTAATTTCACTTGCTCATCATTTGGTATGCCCCGCGGCAAAGCAAGTACAGAAGCAGATGTAGTAGCAGAATCAGTACAACTATACAAGTCATATGATGATTTGCCCCTAGTCAACACAGGCTGTGACAGCTATGCGTCATGGCATCCTAAGTTTAAAAGTTTAAGTCCAACCCAAGAAACATCTAAGGTTGTTGAACGGATGTTGGCACTGACTCCAAATGGTCGTTGGGCTCAAGACAATGGCAATGATGTACATCTTGTTATCACAGGTGGCGAGCCATTATTGGGTTGGCAAAAAGTATATCCAGAGCTGTTAGAAGCAATTGAAATGCGCGATTTGAAAAACATCACATTCGAAACTAACGGTACTCAAGAGCTACATCCAGACTTTGTGGAATACTTACAAAACTGGGTAGGTATTCCAAGTATCACACAGCGTGAAATTACATTTAGTGTTAGTGCTAAACTAAGTCCTAGTGGTGAGAAGTGGGAAGATGCTATCAAGCCAGAGATTGTAGCTAGCTATCAACAGGTAGGCCGGACTTATTTGAAGTTTGTAGTTGAGACCCCAGACGACTTTGATGAAGTTGAAGATGCTGTATCAGAATATCGCAGTGAAGGATTTGAAGGTGTTGTATACATTATGCCTGTAGGTGGTGTTGTAAGTGTATATGATGGCAATAAATTTAACGTAGCCGATGAAGCTATGCGTCGTGGTTATTATTACAGCCCAAGATTACATGTTGATCTTTGGGGTAATAGTTGGGGCAAGTAGTGGAATTACACAAAAGAACGCTAGTCAGAACCTTAAGCTATAGGTTCACTGCTTTGCTAATTACTGCTATATGGACAGGATTAGGCGATGCTGTAGCAATACACGCAGTATTGGCGGTATGGCAATACGTATTAGAACGTGCCTGGTTAAAAATTAAATGGGGAAAAGAATGAGTTATTTGTTTACAAGTGAAAGCGTTAGTGAAGGACATCCGGATAAGGTAGCAGACGCTATCAGTGATGCTATTTTAGATTTAGCTATGTCTAGTGAAGACGCAAGTGTACGCTGTGCTTGCGAAACACTAGTTACAACAAACCGTGTAATTCTAGCTGGAGAATATAAAAATGTCATTCTACATCCGGAAGAAGTCGAAAGTACCGTACGCAAAGTTATCAAAAATATTGGCTACGAACAAGATGGATTCGATTGGCGAACAGTGGAGATTACTAACCTACTACATGGCCAAAGTGCTGATATTGCTCTTGGTACTGACAATTTTGGCGCAGGTGATCAAGGCCTAATGTTTGGCTATGCTACTAACGAGACTCCTAATTACATGCCGCCAGCAATTTACTACAGTCATGAAATTGTCAAAGAACTAGCACGTCATCGCAAATTTGGACAGTCTTGGTTAGGTCCAGATGCTAAAAGTCAAGTGACTGTTGAATACAACGATGATGGCACTATCAATCGTATTGCTAAAATTGTATGTTCAACACAACACAGCGCAACACCTGACATTGAAAATATACGTAGAGTAGTTAAGGAATATATTGAAGGCGTAGTGCCTGCGGAGTTAATTGATGCTGATACTGAGTTTCTTATCAATCCTACTGGTCGTTTTGTCATTGGGGGACCCGACGGAGATACTGGCCTTACTGGGCGAAAAATTATCGTGGATACCTACGGTGGCAGTTGTCCTCATGGTGGCGGTGCTTTTAGCGGCAAAGATCCTACAAAAGTTGATCGTTCAGCAGCTTATATGGCTCGCTACCTAGCTAAAAACATCGTAGCCAGTGGACACGCAAAACAAGCAACGGTACAGATTAGCTATGCTATCGGTGTAGAACAGCCAATGAGTGTGTATGTTAATACTAATGATTACGGTGATGATGCTTGGTTAACTGCTTGGATCCTAAAGAATATTGACCTTACCCCAAAGGGCATTATAAATAGATTTGAGCTATTCCGTCCAATTTACAGTAGTACTACTAACTACGGACACTTTGGTAAAAATCAATTACCTTGGGAACAGTTGGACCTAGTAGATTCACTTAAGGATTAAATTATGGGTTTATTTGATAAACTAACAGGCAAGGCCAAGCGTGAGGAACTAGCAGCAGAAGCACGCCGACAATCACAACTAGCGGCAGAAGCTGAAGCAATTGAAAAGGAACGCAAGGCCGCTAAACGTGCAGAAGCTAAAGCTAAAAAAGAAGCCAAGAAGGCTGAAGAAGCTATGAAAGCCGCTGAAGCTGCTAAAAAGAAATCGCCAAAAGATATAGCAACTGCCGCAGGCGAACCATATGTATCTGTATTAAGTATGGACTTAGATCCAGAGAATCCAGGTAATGGAGCATTTGAATTAGATTGGAATGATAAATTCTTAGCCCAATTGGTTCGTGCTGGCTATCAACGTAAGCCAAATGAAGAAGAAAGTGTTATTGTAGATCGATGGTTCCAGGATGTTTGTCGCAATGTGGTCATGGAAAACTTTGAACAAGAAATGGCAGACCCAGAGAAACGTGCCGCTAATGCTAATCAATCAATACAACGCAAAGATTTAGGCGGCGGGAAAGCTGAATTTAGTTGATAATCTATGTAAATGGCGACAGCCATAGTGCTGCCGCAGAAGCAATGAATCCTCATTGTTTTGCTGAGGATGATCCCATGTATCAGCACTTGGGACGTAAACCACATCCAGATAATCTTTATGTTAGCTATGGATGTATGGTTGCCAACAATTGGTATGGTATATTAGATTGTGATGCCGAAAGTGCTAGCTCAAACGATCGTATTATACGCACCACAGAAGAATACCTCAAAAGTAATAATCCAGATATTGTAATTATTGGGTGGGCCACTTGGGAACGAGAAGAATTCTTAATAGATGGCGAATGGTATCAATTTAGCGGTGGTATACAGGGAGATCCTTGGCCTAAGCATATTATGGATAGGTACAAACGGTGGGTAGTCACAGCTAATCCCGCTGATCGCGCAGATTATTGGCACAATCGCATATATCAGTTACATCAAGAATTTACCCAACGCAACATAGCACACGTATTTTTTAATACATACTCGGCGTTCAATCATAGTTTTATAACTGTTAAAGATTGGGGCGACAACTATCTTGATCCTTACAACCAACAGGGTACATTTTATCATTGGTTAAAAGCACACGGACACAATACTGTTAATCCTAATTCATATCATTTCGGGCCAGATGCGCACAGAGCATGGGCTGAATACTTAATTAATCACTTGACAAATTCATTAACATAGTATATAATAACACTATGAGATATTTACTTGTAGACACAGCAAACACATTTTTCCGTGCTAGACACAGCGCACATAGACAGGCCGATACTTGGGATAAGTTAGGTTTTGCTATTCATGTGACCTTAGCATCAATCAACAAAGCATGGCGCGATCAACGAGCAGATCATGTTATATTCTGCCTAGAAGGGCGTAGTTGGCGCAAAGACTTTTATACTCCTTATAAGGCCAATCGTGCTGTAGCACGTGCTGCCCTTACTGAAAAAGAAGCCGAAGAAGACCAATTGTTCTGGGAAGCATTTGATGCCCTTAAAGCATTTGTAGCAGAAAAGACTAATTGTACTGTGTTACAACACGGCGAGCTTGAAGCAGACGACTTAATTGCTGGTTGGATCCAGGCACATCCAGCAGATCATCATACTATTATCAGCAGTGATACTGACTTTTATCAACTACTAGCAGATAATGTAAATCAATACAATGGTGTAGCAGATGAGCTACATACTATTAAAGGAATATTTGACAAGAAAGGCAATGCTGTACTCGATAAAAAAACTAAAGAACCCAAAAAAATTCCCGATCCAAAGTTTATACTTTTTGAAAAGTGTATGCGTGGTGACCCTACTGATAATATTTTTAGTGCTTACCCAGGTGTTCGCACTAAGGGCACCAAAACTAAGGTCGGACTTGAGGAAGCATTTGCTGACAAAGATAAAAAGGGTTATAGCTGGAATAATTTAATGTTACAGCGTTGGACTGATCATAATGGTATAGAACATCGTGTGTTAGATGACTATGAGCGCAATTGTCAGCTAGTAGATCTAACAGCACAACCAGCAGACATTAAAGATAAAATCTTTGATTGTATTAAAACCAATGCTATAGTTAAGAATCAACCCATGATTGGCGCACAGTTCTTAAAGTTCTGTGGCAAGTATGACCTAATTAAACTAAGCGAAAATGCTGGTAACATAGCCGAATGGTTATGTGCTAGTTATCCCGAAGAATCAGTTACATTATTTCATTTACAAAACTAGAAAGTAAGCAGTGATTGAACGTACACAGAAATACCTAGCATTAGATCTAGAACTAAACCAACCGAGTGGAAAGATCATTCAGGTTGGTATTGCCATTGGTCGAGCAGATGATCGCTTTGAAAACTACTTGACTAAAAAATGGTATATAGATCCAGGTGAGCCAATCAGCG